CAAACGAGCGTTTCATGTAGCCGTTTGTTATGTCCAGGCGTGCGGTTACGGTTATTTCGTCGGCCATTTTATATACCCAGCCCAGAGAAAGCGGTTTGTGATTTGATGCTAAAATCTAGCGTGTTGCCGACAACGTTATCGCCAAGACGCGACCCGTCAGTGGCAAGCAAAACCGGTTCGGCCATAAGGTTGCCGTCTTCGTCCTTCGCGTCGATCAGCGTTTTGTCAGCGGCCGATCGATAGTGTTTCAGTCCGCGATTCACAATAGAGCGGTCCCACGTATTCTCGTTGAATTCGATGCGAAATGTCGCCATGTAAAACTCGACATCATTGACAGTCTGCATTGGCCCGCTTTGTATCGGCCTACAAAGACACGTATCAGCCGCAGCCGTATAGAACGTGTCAGAATTGGTTGTCATGGCGTGGATAAGGTTTAGGTCGATTACTTCTTGCAATGTTGCCATGGGACGCTGGGCAACCAAGACCATGCGCGTACGCTCTTCCATAAGGGGTTCGTCAAACGTCTGGTTTGCGGCGTTGGCGATCGGGTCGCCGTCTCGATCCTTCTCAACAGGTTCTGAGTAGCTAACCGTTTCGATCGAATACTGTGTAGCCAGATTTAGCGGGTTGGGGTCGCCAGGCGATTTGCCAGGTTCTAGAGGGCGCCATTCAATTATAACGTCCCACACCTTACCGCTTTCGGCCGACTGCGTCACTGTCACATCCTGCGCGAATGCGTTTAGGTCGGTATCGGCGCCTACGTACCCGGTGTACGCTTCCCAAATTTGCGGCAGTCCGGGTGCATTCATTATTACTTGCGTGCCGTCGTCGACGTCGTCAGTGATTACTTTCCATTTTGTGGTATATGTGACGCGATAATCTGACGACGCCTTAGCAGATAGACCGCGCTGCAAAGCTACACTCGTAACGCTCATGTCAGAATCGACCCCACGTCTAGCTTATCCACCAAACTCACAAGAGCATCCTTAGATAGCTCCAAAAGCGAATTGCGTTTCTTGTCGTCTTTCTTCGCTTCCTTTGCCAGTTGCTTGATTTTCTTCTGCGTATCGGCCGGCTTCTCGCCAAGGTTGGCCCGCAACGCCTGAAACCCTTCGGCGCTTGCGGCTTCAAGTGCGAGGTTTGCAGCCCGTGGCCCCTGCGCCTGCGGTCCTGCGAAGACACCTGTACCGCTTCGCACGGCCTTGTTGATTTGTTCCATAACGCCGCCAAATATTGGCGCCGAACCACGCCCCAGAAACTCACCGGCCTTCTTGGCGAATTCAGAAATTGTACCGCCGCCGATACCGCCGCCCGTTGTCACCGGCGCCGCGGCTGCCGCTGGCTTGCTGCCTTCTTGTGCGCGTTTTAGTGCCCTGGCCATTTGTTCGGAAATCAGGGTTGCGGCCTTAGATCGTGCCGCCCCCGCGCGCGCTGTGGCTGATTCGCTTATATTGCCGGCAAACGTCGTGCGTTGTATTTTCTGAATATCAAACCACTCGGCAACCGCGTTGCCAAGTTCAATGACCATATCTAAAACTTTTTGAATTCCACTGGCTATACCGGCGACCAGATTAAAGAATACTTCTTCGACCTTCAGAAATGCCAACTGCACTAATGTTATTGATTCACGCAGGCCGAGCATGATTGTCGAAATGCCGTCCATAATTCTCGACAGCCCATTGCCGGTAGTTGCGGAATCAGTTATCCATTTTGCGAACGCTTCCATGGACGGCGCAACCACAATCGCCAACTGATTGCCGATCCCCGTAACCGCAGACTTCATTCGCCCCCAAGCGTCATTGGCTTTTTCTATCCGTTCGGCATCTACCATACTCACCGCCAATCCTAGTTTCTCGGCCGCCTCTCGGGTTTCCTCTAAGCCCTTTCGGCCGAGTGCCAACGTATTGACCAGTGCCACACCTTCCGAATCGAATAGCTTGAAAGACAGCCGCACGCGGTCGCTCTGGTTTGTTACCTTCGACATGGCCTCCGCAATCTGTATAAACTGCTGATCGGGTGTCAGCCGGCCAAGGGCGACGGCATCTAAGCCGATCTCCTTTATTGCACCTCGTGCCTCGCCTATCCCTATTGCCGCTTCGCTTATACGGCGAACCATGCGCTGTAAACCCATGTCTAGCGTGCGCGTACCGGCCCCGGTTTCTTCTGCCGCTAGACGCAAACCGGCCATATCTTCAGTGGCAATACCTAGCTTGCGGCTTACTTTGGCAAGCGTGTCGATCGTATCAAACGATCGGTTTATCAGTGCCGTTAGACCAACAGCCGCAGCCGTAGCAGCCGCTACGCCGAACGCAACCACGGCTTTCGTAACCCTAATAAGCCCGCGCACAAATTTTGCGGACGCTTTCTCGGCCCGCGCAAGACCGCCAGTAAACTTCTGCGTCTTGGCAGACAGATTGACGACAAGGTTACCGATGGTTGCCATGTTCTCGCGCTTCTATCGTCGCCCGGAAATCGCCAGGCGTCATTCCCTTTTTTCTACGTGGTTTGGCGCCCGGTATAAAATCGCCGGGCTCGGCATGGTCGCGTTGATCTAGCTGCTTACCGCCGTACGCGGCCAGCGCGGCCATAATTGAATTCTGCACAACTGCTGATACAACCCCCGCTTGTAACCAGCCATCGTCAAACGGCTCCACCATTTGATACGCCAGCCAGCCGTCAAATTCTTCCGGCGACATTTCGGCTAACATCGCGTCTACGTCTAGCCGGCCGGTTGCCTTTGCCAAGCGGTACGCAAAACGCCGCCTGGCGTTCCCTTTCAGTTTCCCGCTAGTTCCTCAAGATCGGCATTAGTAAAACCACAATGATCTTGGCACGCCTCGAACATCACATTAGTAATAACGGAATCAACGCCGCCTAGTGCAACCGCGTCCGCGTTGCTCATTAACTGTAACCCTTCGACGTCACAAACGCAGAGAATAATCAGCCGAATCTTGCCCTCTATCAGCCGCGCCGTTTTCGGCGTGCCTTTCGCGTCCAAGAATCCAGCCTCGTATTTTGATCGCTCTAATTCACTAAGGCTGCGAATACGAAACCGCCCGACGTCCGGCACGTCTATATCGACGAAACGCCGCTTGTTCGCACCTAACAGCACAGCCTTGCCAGCGTATCCGTTTTGCTCACTCATCGAAAAATACCTCATCGTCTTCAGTTTCTAGGTCTGTGTCCGGCGGCGCCGGCTGCGGCGGTGGACCCTGTATCTTTACCGGCTTACCCTCGCGCGCCAAAGCCATAGCGTCAATCGCGGCCCGCTCAGATTCGCTAACGGGGCGTATCAATGCCACCGGGTGCGGCCTATCGTGGTAGCCCACAATCTGCCCGTCGATTTCAATACGAAACAGGTTTTCGAATACTTGCACTAAACCGGTTGCAGTGTTTACACCGGAATGTTGGACGAATTCTAAACCCATTTTTTACGTGCCTTGTGTCCAAGTCGGCCCGGTAACGCCATCAAACGTAAACGACGCCGTCCCCTCTTGCAGTGTGCTGAGCGCTAATGCCGGGTATTCAAACGACGTCAAGATAGCCGTACCAATATATGTTGCCGACGTGTTCTGCGTAGGCCACGTTAGCGTCAAAGACGCAGCCACGCCGCCGACTGTCGGAAACGTTTGCGTTGGATCGAATTGGAACCGAATCGCCGCCTCGCCTGCGTCAATCAGATCGGCCGCCAGTTTCTCGGCGTGTCCGGTGGTTGCCAGGTCCGAAATATCGATCGTGTCGATGGTCTGCGAGCCAGGCGTAATTTCGATCGGCGTGCCAGTTAAACCCGAAAAGGTAAACGCACCGCCGATTCCAGTGTCAATGGCCATGTTGATTGTCTCCTATATGGCGTTATTACTTCTTCATTTTCCGCGCTTCGCGGTCTAAAACTTGGCCGATCTTGCGGCGTGCCGCCGCTAGCATAAGCGGCGCCGCTTTCTTTGCGCCGTTCGGCACAGCGTCTTTGAGTACCGGCTTGACCCCACGCCCTTCTGTTTTCTGGCCGCCGGGTCCGATATACTCGTCCTTCGTGCCTAGTACAAACCAGTGGATATTCTGCGCACCAACGCCGACGCTCCCTTTTCCGCCCGCAATATTGCGTGCGTGCGCCTTTGCCTTTGTGGTCGCCGTTGCCTTTATATGTTTACTGCCGGCAAAGCCAGCGTATCCGCGGTAACTGCCGCCGCGTACTCGTTTCAGCTTCTTGCCAACCAATCGCCGTGCCTGCTTTTTGTCGTCTATCTCGTACTTGCCGGCGTTGATCGAAGACCGGATCGCCTTAACTAGCGGCGTCAAGCCAGCGTTGACGCCAGCCCGTATTGCTTTCTTTATGGTCTTATCCTTCAGATCGCCCAGGTTATTGATTAACTCAATGAACCCCTCTACCTCTCGCGTTTCAATGCTACGAATTGCCATTATCGCATTGCCTCTCGCCACTGCAGGCCGAATGACATATTAGTGTCATACCAGTATTCGTTCCCCCCAGCGACACGCGGAACCGCCGCGGTTTGCTTGTCCTCTAGCCACGCGGTAAACGTGTAGGTTTGGTCATCGTCACGGCCTGCGTAAACGCGATTACCGGCCCGGTCTATTACATCCACGCCGCCGCGATCCGTTACCGCCGTTGCACCCGTGCGACCAAACCACCCGGCCAACCCGCTAGCCGGCGAAGTGCCGTTTGTACGCACGGCTTCGGCTAGCTCCCTGGATTCTTTACGGGTCTTGGCCCGGCATATAATATTGGCTTCCGCTAGTATCATATCGCTGCGGCCGTCCAATCCGTTTTGCTCAGTCTCCGAATCAATTTCGTAGACAATTGCCGGCAGCCGCTCATTACGAAACCACTCATCCCAAACGCGTGCCACAACTAGATCGGTTACGGCACCCAACCGCAGTATCGCATCGCGCAATTCTTTTTCGATATTCATGGTTACGCCGGGATTTGAACGCCCATGATCTTGATACCCAGATCAAGCGTCGACGCCGTCTTGCCGACGCCTAACAACGTGACATAGTCTGTCGTCGATAGATCGGCCCATGGCGCGATCTTGCCGGCCGTCGCCGACTGCACGTACACCGTACCGACAACGACAGTACCGCCGATATTTATAATTCCGGTTTTCTGTATGTCTAGCGATTGGTCCGCGGCCGCGCTATTCAACGCAACGCCGTAAACGTTGTCAATCGTTGCATTCGAACCGACGGCCGTTGCGTCGCAGTCGGCCAAGTAAAACTTACTGTCCGTGGCGGATTTGTATACGGTTTCTCCCGCGTCAACCGCTTCACCGGCTGTGCCGTCTTCAGATGCGCCGTTGGAAATCGTAACATTCGCCGCCGTAATCGTAACGTTTGCCATCGTCTCGCCTTCCTAATTACCAACCGTTGTTTCGGTGGCCTTGATTTCTAACTCGCGGCGCATTTCCCGCAGGTCCGTTATAGAATCGAAATCGAACGTACGGCCGTTCCACGTCGCGTTCATCCGTGACGTAACGCCGTCGATATACCAAATGGTTATCGTGTGCGACGTAGTCGCCTGGCTTTGCTTGGCGGACCATTGCTCGCGCGCGTCCAGCGGTTCGATCGCGGCCCATGTTTCCGCGAATGCGTCTTTATTCTCGGCCGTCTCGCCTTCGTCTGTAGCAGTTTCGTTTAAATCCCAAATCGTAATCAGCTTGTTTTTTCGGCCGGCACCCAGGCTCATGAGTACGCCCCCCAATCACCGGTAGCCAGTAATACCTCGATACCAATCGGCAACGTGCTGGCGATCGTGCCAACCACGACCGGCTCACGTTGCCGAAACCAGTGAGCCACAAGAAACGCCACCGCATGCTTGAGCGTATACGGCACGCTGGCCGCGTCCGCGTAACCGCACACAAAGGTCACGACGACCGCGTTGTAAACGGCACGTGTGCTTGGCCACGTCAAGCCGTACGCCGGCGAAATACGTGCAACGCCGTCTTGTGTAGAAAAGTCGGTTTGGTAGTTGGCCGACGAAAGCGTCTGGTCATCGCCGGCAGTATCCGTGTAGACAACGGACGAAACCGCCGTTACCGGCGGCTTGAGGATGCGCACTTCGTCCGGAAATGCATCAAGGGATAGCGTCCAAGTTGACGTAAGAATTTGCCGGTCCAGGTGTTTCTCAATCGTTTCTGTGGCACGGTCTATCAGCGCCGCGAGGTATGTATCGTAATCCTCAGTACCAGAGATAGAGCACTGGTCTTTCGCCTCGGAAAGCGTAATCGGGTCAACCGTTGGCGCTACCGTGCGTTTGTATCTTCCGTCCATAATTCCCCCCGTATATCGAAAACCCGGCCGCCGTCACGAGGGCGACGGCCGGGCGCCTTGTCGGGCTTCTTATGGAATTGCGTGCGACGTCGCCGGCTCAATCAAACCGGATTCGGCGATGGTATTGCTGAAGTAGTTCTCAATCCACCACATGGCCGCTCCCTTCGTCATTTCGGCGTCATCCTTATTGTAGCCGCCGCGATTGCCGACAGCCAAGCCAGTACTACTTGCGTGGAAGTCCAGTACATAGCCGGCCGTTTGGTCATCGTCGTTATAAAGGACGTTATCCTTGATAAGTACGTTCACACCCGCACCCGTCAAGTGATCAACAACCGAGTCAGTCGAGTCGATGAAAAAGTAATTGTTTTCAAGCACAAGGTTTGAAGTTGAGCCTGCGAACAAAATCGAATTCGTCGCGCTGCCACCGACGAGCGTAACGAAACTGCAATTCTTGATTGTCAAGTCCGTGACGGTCGTTGCGACGTTGACGTGTATGACGTACTCGTTCGCGGTCGACGTGTCGCGAAACTGTACACCATCCAACGTTGCACCGTCGCCGCCTGCCGCGATCGCAATGCCTTGCGTTGTACCCGTGGCGAAATTCGCCGTGAATCGCAAGTTTTTGAACGTTACGTCGGCGACGCTGATAGTGGCAGCGCCTGCGGCTGCCGTCGTGGAAATCGTTGGAATCGCATTGCCGTCGCCAATGCCGATCACCTGCACACCGATGACGTCGGCCGCGATAGCCGTTGCCGTGGTAATGTTCTCGGCATGGTACGGCAAGACGTATACTTGGTCCATCTTGCTAGCCGTACATGCGCTGATCGCGTAATCGATCGTAGCAAACGGCTTATCCGGCGAATCGCCAAACGCCGTACCGTCGGTCCCAGTTCCTGCGTGGACCCAATACCGATCGCCAGTTGAAACCGTCTGATCTTCAATGGCAACCTTGCC